CATAATCTGTAAGTTTGGAAATTGTTTCGTCATTCACATACCAACCTTCCCCTAAACCAAAATTGCCTTCAAACTTATAAAGAGTTTCACTTAATTTGTTTTTAAGAGCATTTACACTGGCTATATCAAACCACAAAAACCATTGATTAGAAGAACCTAAAGCTGTAGGCCATTCAGATAATGTTCTTAGGTAGTTTTCATAGGGACTAGATAATTCATCCGCCATATGATATATTTATCAAACAATACAGATATTAGTTTCCTCTTACTCTCCAATATTGGTAAGCAATAGTGGCTGGAGCGGTTACTATATCGCCAGCAGTACCTATGTTTAAGGTAAATTCTCCTAAATTTGTTAAATAACAACCGAATAAATCATATGTTCTTAGTGTGTTTCCTTTTTTATCCAAAAGAAGAAGGGTGGTAATTCCATCATCTCCATCAGGAATACTATAATCTCCGGTGCTATCTCTATCATCAAAAATATTAGTCATCCAGCCTTCTAGTTTTTCCCTTATTTCCAAACCAGCATCCATTCTTATATTAATAGACCAGGCATTACTATTTGGATACTGTACAGTACCAGGAACATTAAACTGTAATCCCATATAAGGAACTGCTATATTATTAATTGTTTTACTAGGGAGGGTTGCTGATTCTATATAAATTAATTCATCTTGATCTAGGACATTTCCACCAAAATTTATAATTCTAAAAAGATTTTGTCTAAAAAAATCTTTTCTACCAGCGACTTCGTGAAAGTTTCTAATACCTTGTTGTGTTAATATTGACATATATTTATATTTACCTTTCTATATTAAATTATCCTATAAGATCATCAAGATCTACGCCAGTTCTTGTAGCAATGAAGTCAGCTAATATGAATTCTGCTGTTCTCACAGGCTGTATATAAACAGCTAATCTTAATTCATTCCTATCAATTACATCTGGTGTATTATTTCTTTCATCACATATTAGTCTATAATCATAGATACCTTGACGTGTTTTTGCTCTTTCGAAAAGAGGTGTTAATCTTAAAATAACTCTGTTTCTTGTTGGTATTGTATTTGGTTCAAATACAAATCTATCCAATATTCTAGTTGATTCTTTTTCCAAATGTAAGAACAGATTTCTAACATTTAATCTATCAAATGCTGTTTGATAATTGATAAATGTTTTTTGACCATAAACAACCATACCTTCTCTTGGGAAGTTTACAACAGGGTTGTATGCAGACCTGTAAAGAATATCTCTTTGTCTTTGATTTGGGTTTACGGCCAAATCAGCAACGCCAGAAAGTCTTCCATAATTAAATCCTGCTGGTGCAGTCCAAGGTGCTCTCTTCTTTGCATTAAGCATAATTCTTCCAACAAAACCAGAAGGAGGAACCCATGCAAATTCATCAGAAGAAGCATCATACCTTCTCATCCAGTTTGCATATACAGACATATATGTTGATCTTCCAATTCTTGCATAAGAATTTTGTAATGGTCTAAAAATATCATCAACAAAATTAAATGCTTTTCTATCTGAAGTTTTTGAGTTAATTCCTTTTACAAAGATATATCTTAAAGGATCTGATATAAAGACGTGATTTTTTCTTTGTTGAGCAACAGTTCTAAATCTTCTAACAATATCTACATAAGAATCTCTGACAATATCCGGTGTTTGTAGATATTCTCTATAATTTTTTGGAATAATTTTTAAGTTAGAAATATCAACAGGAATTGTATCATCAAATGTTTCTTGATCTATATTTCCTGTAATATTTTCTTGATATTTAACACCAGCATGAATTGTTCCTAATCCTGCTTCACAAACAATATCAAGATTTTTTGTCTCATTTTCGGTTAATTCATACATTTGGAATGTTCTATCTAATTTTAACATTAAATTTCCAATTCGTTTATTTTGACTAGTTACAGTACTTGGTGTATATATACCAGTAGCCCAAAGCGATTTTGCTGCATCAGAGATTATTACTCTCTTTGTTGGCATAGCAAAAGAATCAGTCCATGTTCCAGATTCAGAAATATTTGGATTTACTACCATTCTAATTCTTGAATTTGAATTATTTTCAACTTTATTTTCGATAAAGAAATTAACAAGTCTACCACCATTAGGATTATTCTGTTTTCTTTGTGAATATAAAGAACCAACATAAGCTTCTACTGTTGATGGAGTATTTAATGTAATAGCATCTTGTAAATTTGTTGATGTATTAATTCTGAATACAAACAGTTTCAAGCAATCATTAAATGAATCTTGTGAGAAATCATATGAGGGCCATCTTGCCATTCTTTCAGAAACACTCTGAAAATTAATACTGGAATAAGGTTCTGATAAAGTGAAATTTAATCTTTCTTCTGGAACTGTGAAGAATGTTTGAATAGCTTTGTTTGAATCTGAAAGAGGCATTCCATCAATAGCAGAAATAGAATTAACAGCCTGTAATGAAGTAACTGCATTAAAATCTGTATAAGGAGTATCATCAGAATTATCTGTTAATCCAATATAAAATCCTTCGAATAAATCATTGTTTCTTACTTTATCACTATTAACAATTATTATTCCTGCTTTATTAATATCATCTATGCTATTAATTGTGAATTTATCAACGTTATCAGCGTAATCTGTTAAATAATTTAAAGTATAATTAATAGGAATATTAAAATTATTTCTGGTTGAACTTTTTGCGGAAAGCTGTTCAGCATAGCTTGTAAGTGATAAATTAGTAGTCACAGAAGCCCAAGCAGTAGGAACACCAAATGCTTCTTTTTTCAATTGATTTGTTTCGTTGTTTGATTCATATGCCAAACTATCAATTTTGTCGTTTATTCTTTGTTCAAATAATCTCTGAAGATTAAATGACGTCAATGGTCTGGATAAATTTAATTGTGTTGGTAAAACAACAGGTCCAGTATAAACAGTCTCCGATGGACCAAAATAACTGTTTACAAATGAAACATCAGTAACACTCAAATCATTAACTATATCTAAAAATATAGCACTTGCTTGATCCCATGTTAAACTAAATGTTTTGTTTGCTACTGATGAAACTTGAAAACCATTTGTCCATGCAATGTTTCTATCTTTAATTTGGTTTTCATATGCATCTTCACTTAAAAGAACAGATTTTGGTGGAAGCACATAATATGTCTCGGCTTCACCATATGTTTTTCCGTGAGGAATAATAGGGAAAAATAATGCACTATAATAGTTTTGAATCCCTTCTCCAGCATTTTTACCATAAGGAAGTCTTGTAACAAGAACATCTGATCCAGTAGAAGCTAACTGTTCAACAGTGTGTGACAAATATCTTTCAGCAGCTGTTTCTGGTAAACCAAAAACAGTATTAAATTGAGCCATACTTGTTATTCTAACAATTTCATCAGTTGGACCTTGAGGAGCGAAGCCAGCAACCATAGCGGCTGGTCTTCTTGGTGCTAGTCCGGCTGGTCTTCTTGTTAGGTCAATTTCAGTGATTTGAACGCCTGGTGATTGTATTCTTCTAGGTGATTGTATGATTTTTGTAGCCATATTTTATAGAAATATTTATCTTTCAATAATACCAATTTAAAAAAAAAATAAAAACTTAGAGTAAATAATAATAATATGATACCACAAAATTTTGATAATTTGGTTTCTTCTTTATTGGAAGAAGCTGCTAAATGTACAGGTCCAACAAAGAAAGCGTCTAGTGATAGAAAAGGTAAAAAATATATGCAGTGTGTAAAAAATCCAAATGGCAAAGGATATAAAAGAGTACATTTTGGACAAAAGGGTGTTAAAGTTACTGGGAAATCAGGAAATACAAAAAGAAAAAAAAGTTTTCGTGCAAGACACGGATGTTCAAAAGCAAAACCAGGCACAGCCAAATACCTGAGTTGCAAAAATTGGTAATTTGTTTAATTTAAACAAATTATATTAAAATTAAAAATATTTTAAATGAGTTCTAAAAAAACTAAAAAGACAGGGAACATTTCTTTTGAAACTGTTCATGAACCAGAAATTAATAAAGATAATTCTCCTTATGTTTTTCAAAGAGAAAAAATAAATTTCGATTTATTTATAAAAGATTTACCTTGGACAAATAAACAAAAAGAAATTATAGATACTTTCCTAGATAAGAAAACAAAAGTTTTATTGTTAAAAGGCCCAGCAGGAACTAGTAAAACAACTCTTGCAATGTATTGTGGATTAACACTTTTAAATAAAAAAAGAGTTTCTGATTTAGTTCTTGTAAGATCTGCTGTAGAATCATCTGATTCCAAATTAGGGTTTTTACCAGGTGATATTATGGAGAAATTTAATGTCTACTTAACACCATTCCATGATAAGTTCTCTGAACTTTTAAGTAAACAAAATATAGATAGATTACAAAAAGATAACAGATTAACAATTTGTCCTATTAACTTTGCAAGAGGTTTACATTTTTCTGCAAAATTTATATGTGCTGACGAAATACAGAATTTTTCAAAAAGGGAAATTCATACTATTATGAGTCGTATAGGTGAATTTTCTAAAGTATTTCTATGTGGAGATCCAGAACAAAGCGATTTGCCAACAGGAAAATCTGGGTTTAATAAAATATATGATCTTTTTAATAATGAAGAAGGAAGAGAACATGGTATTTTTTG